CGGTACCGCCTGAGACATCATATTTCATTTCGCCAATATTTCTAATTGAAAGGCCAATTAGTTTATATTTACCATTTTCAACCGGCTTTAATTCTGGCCCGGGTGTTAATTGTGTCATGATTAGATATGATGAGCGAGTTGGTGTAAAATAATTACCGGTAGAGTTTTGATCGTTAAAAATATCTCTACTCCACTGTTCAAATTTAGTTCTTAAAGCAGAATCTTTATCACAATAAAACTCAAGTGTATAGTTATCAGAGTTTGGATATGAAACAACACCTGGAATATTAAAGTTCAAACCCATATATTTAGCTTGAACGTTTTGTATATTTCTTCCAGGTACTGTCCCGCCTTTGGCATAAACTAAATCTTCTTCGCCGAAAACCACTCCCTCTGAGGCAGGGCCTGGCTCGATTTGGAGAATTCTAAAGTTTATATCTCTAGAAAAATCTCTAGCAATCGCTTGATCGTAAAAGTTTGTTATTAGTTGGTTGATGTCGGCCATAAAATTTTAATTATTTATTACCTCCCTACGAGTTCTTGGAAGTTTTGACTTGTACGTGTTGCGTAGAAGGTTACCAAAATAAACTCTGCTGTACGGACTGGCTTCAAGTAGATATCTACCTTCAGTTCGTTGTTATCAATAACGTCTGGGGTGTTATTACGCTCATCGCAAACGATTAGGTAATCATAAACGCCTTCGTTATTCTTTGCATTGTCGAACACGGGAGTTAAAGTGTTAATAACTTGAGTTCTTGTAAAGAGTGTATTAGGCTCGAATACAAAGTACTTCATAGTGTTTTTTACAATTGTCTCTAAGTACAAGAACAATCTACGTACGTTAATTCTGTCGAAGGCTGAAGGTGTCTTAAGTGATGTCTTCTGACCGAAGATTACAAAACCTTCACCAGGGAAGAATGTTACAGGGTTTATTGCTGATTTATAGAGCTGATCTCTTTGAGCTTGTCTTGGATAAACACCCAAATCATTAATGCCTGTAATTACGCCGCGCTTAAACCCAGCAGGTGCCTGCCATGGATTGAAGTTAAAGTCTGTATTAGCCATCGCTGCAGCTGCAAAGCCAGAGAATGGTACCCAGATTTGTCTGTTTGTACGTGTATCAAGCACTTGTGCGACATTTGCATATGTTGTGGCATAAGAAGAGTTAATTGCACCGAATTGATGTCTTAATGGCCAGTATATATGCTGTGTAAAGTTTGTTGTTGTAAATCCAGCGTCTGAAGGATTTTGACCTACACCTGCATTTGGGCCGAATGTCTTCTTAGTGTTAATAATCTTTGTATTAGAACCTTGTACAAAAATATTTCTAATTGGATCAAGAACAACTAACAAGTCTTTTCTACGATCCTCTGCAAATGCGATTAACGGATTTGCAACACCCATATAGTTTGATCTAATTAATGTACCTGCATCAGTTAAATTATCTGGGTTTGTTGTGTATAGCCCGCTTAAACCTGTCATTGGCAGTGAGTCAATGAATGGACCAGCGCTTAGATATTCAACGTTAGCTTGTGGATCTGTTTGAGCTAATGAGTTAACAAATATTGTACCTAATCCTGCCTCACAAACGAGGTTAATAGGGTAAATATCAGCGTTTTCAACCAACTCAATAGCTCTTTCAAGCTTAAGAGGTAATTGACCAATATTTTTATCTACCGCACTTGTTCTTGTATTTGTATAAACACCTACTGGGTAAAGCGCTTCAGTACGACCCATTGTTGAGGCTAATGATGCTACATCCCCTGAAGCAGCTCCAACTCTTGTAATATATGTTGTAGCATTATCTACAAAGCCTGGAACTACAAAAGGTGTTTGAAGTTGTGTACTTAAGAAACGAACTTTCTTGCTTGGAACTCCACTATCTCCAGTCCATGAATTGCTATATTTGTTGCTAAGCCATGGATTTACTATTACTTTAATATTTGATGAGCTATCTGCAACCTCGCTAATAAAGAATGGATTTTGTGGTCCACCATTTTGATCCTGAATTGATCTATGATAATCTAATGAACCTACATGCTTTTCGGCAAGACTATAATCTAGTGTTGCTGTATTTCTTGTATAAATGCTCTTACGTAGTCTGAATAAGCCAATTGTAATGGTATCATTAAATGATTCTGAATCTAAGTCATACTGAGTTAGATTTTCCATTACTTCGCTTATTGACGTACCATCACCATTACTTGTTGCGCTTAAGCTAAAGTTAAGTCTTGTTGAAGGAATTGTAATAAAGGTATTAGTTCCTCTTGAATTGCCTTGAATACCATCAACATTACGAATACCGTTATATGGTGTCGCTGGGTTATAGTTGTTATTGTCGATAATACCAACATAATACCCTTCAAACATATCATTAATTGATGTTTGAGCTTTGTTAACAATAACTAGACCTGCTTGACCTATATTTGCAAATGTAAATGGAGTTGCATTTGTTACATTCGATGGCCTGTTGTCCCAAGAAACATTATCTGTAACTAAAAGATTATACTCCTCTTGCGTTAGTTCGATATATGTTGGTTCACCAAAGAAATAAACGTTACCACCTGAAAGACCTTTTGATGATGTGACGTTTTGCGAACCACCTAAAGATGAAGTAACTGCATCGACACCTCTTGTTAAGTCAATGGCATTAATGGTTAGTGTTGAAACCGCATTAACGCCGGTTGAGTATGAAACTGCTGAACCAACGTCTGTTCCACCTGAAACTTTATTTTCAATGTCAAACGTTAGCTCGTAATTGCCAGCCTCATAAGAAAAATTAAACCAATTGCTTAACCATGAATCGGAATTAAAAAAGTCTGCAACTTGTGCACCAATCTCACCAGCTGTATTGGTTGAGGTATTTGCAGTTAATGAAACTACTATTACTCTATTATAACCAACCAAATAGCCTGATGTTGGGGGCATATTTCTGCCTTGATCATTGTAGATTTCAAATACTACTTGAGACGCTGAACCAGCGCCTGTACCTGTATTGCACAAGCCAATCGCCAAACCAGAAAGAACTGAAAGATTAGAAAAGGCGTTTAAACCTGTCGGTCTACCTGATGTATCTGTTATTGAGAAAATATTTCTCTGACGAACCGCTGGTGAAACAGAAGTAGGTGTAAATTCCCATGATCTTACTGGGTAAGCTAATGCGCTATATCTCCAACTTGCAAAACCTTCACCTCTCTCATTACCATAAGGTAATCTTGTGACTAACAATCTGGCTGGGGAAGTATTTAAAAGTGCTTTTGCTGTTTGGTAAAAATACTGTTCTGCAGCATTTGTTGGAGTACCATAAATTTGTTCGAACTCACCTATTGTTGTTGGCTGAAGAACTTCGTCGATTGGACCTTGATCTGCAAAACCAGCAAAAAATACTGTTGTTCCCTCAACTGAAGCTGATCTTAAGGTAAAGTCTTGCTCCCTAATCTCTACACCCGGGCTTTGGATAGAACGTGCCATAATTTAAATTATTTAATACCTCCTGTTGCTGTTTTGTAAGTCATACTAAAATTATTTATATCTTTTTTAGTTGTTTTTTTCAAGTTTAGAGTAAAATAGGCTCAAATTGGAAAAAAGCGAACTCAAAAGTAGATTCAATTTCTTTAGGATCTCTGTCACTATATTTTATTCCCCCTAGACTTACTGGGAAAGAGTTAGAATATTTAAATTCTATAACTCTATTGTTGTATTCATCTAATCCAAAAATTGATATAGGGGTGCTGTATTTGTCGAGTAACCCCTCATCTTTTTTAATATTTGACGTGTAAAGACTTTTCTTTGCATCGTTTAATATATTTAACCATCTATAAATTACCCAATAGTTGTTAAACATATTGTCTATCATAAAATTTACTGCTAGTGGCGGAAATGTCGGTCTGGTAAAAGAAGAAACTTTTAATACCTGGCCTGCATAGGGTACATCTTTATGTGGTACTTTAATATCCGGTACAACGGCTCCATATATGGAAAATTGTAAACTATTTGGAATAATTCTAGAATTTGATCTTGTTGAATTACTTTTTTGTTCCTTTAAAATATCAGGAACACTCAAAACCATAATAAATTTATCAGCCCTCTGTCTGTTTAAAGGGCTCTGATACATACCCGGGCTAGATATAGAAATATTCGACATAACAATACTTATCTTAAAAATGACCAACCGTTTTGTAGTAAATCCTCAACCTCAGGATCTTCTACATTAAACTCAAACTTTTTTGGCTCTTCAAAAATAGTAGGTAGTGGCTGTGACGCTGGACCTTCTTTTTCATTAATATAAAAACCAACAGGGCTGGCTACAGTTCTAATCCCGTAGTCCATATCTTTTATAACTAAAGGTCTCTGATTATCGTCATACTTTATAACTTCATAAAATTTTTGACAAATTTCATTTTCTAAAACTATTAGAGCCCAGACAAGAGCCATAACTCTGTCATCCATTAATGACGCAGTCCTTGATCCCCATGTGCCATTCGGGAAACGAATAAAATCTTTCATCTCAAGCAAAGTTTTATTGTCTCTTATTTTTACACAACAAAGCTCATTGACCCAATATCTCATATTAGTAATGCCTCTACTTTTAGTATTAGTGTGGGATAGAATTCCAAACCTGTTAGTAGAGCTATACTCACCTGACTTTGCTCCCCAGGTTACTAAATTTTCATAACCATGAATATTTTTTAAACTATCTACCACTTGAGCTCCACAATTATTTCTTTCTATACAAGCAGGAGGCTGTCCCCATTGGTCAAGAATCTCTTTTAATTTCTGAGTAAAGTAGAAAGGAGAAATTTTTCTATTATTATAACAAGCCACCTGCTCAATATTTGTTAAGTCAGTTATATCTAAAATTTGTACACAAGATGCGTTTAGGTTTAAGCCTTCACCAACATCAACACCTGCAACATATAAACGGCCGTCCTTCGGCTCTTTCCAAACTCTATATGTATCTTCTTCAAAAACAAATTCAGGTTCTAAAATATTTGCTTCCAGGTTTTCATAGATGCCTTCATAAAACATATTTTCACCAGAGCTAAGAAAAACGTTTTCATACTCCTGCATAAAAGCTTCTCTCGACTGTAAGGTTTTAATTGTGTTTTCTTTCCATTCTTCATCCCTTCCGGGAACCTCCCACCAATCAACTCTCTCAGCATTCCAACCATTTTCACCAGCTTTAGCGCCAACATATAATGAATGGAAAAGGTTACCAACGCCGTTAGGTGTAGAGGCTACTAAAATTTTAGATTTTTTGGATGAGGAAATAATTGGATAAACAGAACGCCAAAAAGAATCTAACATACCAGCTTCAATAAATGCTAACTCATCCAAAATAAGACAGTTTACCGATTCACCTCTACCCGCATCTGAACTCGTTGTTGATATACCAATTGAACTACCATTAGTAAGAGACATGGAAGTTTGGCCCCACTCCATAACACCTGCTTTAAGATAGTTCGGCAGAAGCTCATATGCTAATCTAACACGCTTAAAAATATTTTTAGCTGTTTGCTCTTTGTTAGCTACAATTAAAATACGTTGATCTTCATTAAAGAGAGCAATCCATAAAGCGTATATTGTTAATAATGTAGTCTTACCAGACTGACGGCTTGATAATAATACACAAAACCTATGATTATTAAGAGACTTTAATATTCTTTTTTGGTACTTGTGAAGTCTTATTAGTTCTCTACCTCTTTCAAGGTTTACTATATAGAAAAAGTTTTCTGCAAAATAAAGTAAGCTCTTTCTGCTCTTCTTAAGATCGTTCACCATTTCTGGTGTATATTCATATTCTGCTCCCGCGGCAGGTAATCTCGTATTACCGAGATAAAACTTCTCAGTTGATTCTTTTTTATGTCTGCCCATCAAAAAGTATTTATAGATATTATAAATAATACTATATGACTAAAGTTAGAAGCATTACTGATATAGCATCATTATACGAAGCTGTAAGAACAAAAAGTACAGAAGTTGTTGAAGAAAAAGCTCAAAAATTTCCTAAAGGCACTTTTCCACAATCAACAAAAGAGGTAAAGGCCACAACAGATTTTGAAAATTCAGGTCCGAATAAGGCCCTTAAAGCCAGCAGTAAAGACTTAAAGGGTAAAAAGAAAAAAAATAATAAGAATAAAAAAAATAGCGGGAAAATAGTAACAGATAGCATAAATAGTTTTATGAAGTCAGAATTCGATAAACTTTTTGAAAACGTAATGGGTGATGATGAATCAGCCTTTGAAGTAACTCCAACAATGGGACCTGAAGGTTCAGAAGCAGATGTTGATGCAACAGCTGAAACAGAAGCAGAAAACGAAGGTGGAGATGTAACAATAACTCTTAGCAAAGAACTTGCACAGCAACTTCACGACGTTCTAATGGGCGTTCTTGAGGGTGAAGCTGAAGCCGGTGAAGAAGATTCAGATCTAGAAGATCTTGGAATCGATCTTGAGGGTGGAGAAGAAGCTGGTGAAGAAGAAAACCTAAATGATGCAACAGAAATGAAAGAGCTCCCAGATGCTACTTCAAAGATGCAATCAAAGAACAATAAAGTTCATGGCGATGCTAGTAAAGTAAGCTCAGGTAAAGCTGATGCTAAAGTAACTGATAAAGTCGGTACAGAAACAAAAGGACATCCTTTAGATTCAGACGAAAGACAAGATTATAAAGTAAAGACAGCCAAGACCAGCAAATCTGGCGGCAATCTTTTCGCTTAATTAATTAAAAAATATATTATTAAATCCCCGGTAATTACCGGGGATTTTTTTTATAAATATCTAAAATGGTTTCTTTTAAGACTTTTTTAGAACAAGTTGCTGATCCTAGCACAGGTCATATTAATATTTTTGCACCATCTATCAGAACTATTAAAGACCCTGTACAAAATAAAGGATCAAGACATAGAAAAAGTATTATAGCAGACGTTCCTATTAATAGAAAACATGCTAGAACAGTTCCAAAATATAAACAAGCAGATCCCAGTATAATAAAACAAATAGAAACACTTAAAAACTCTTCTTATGTAAAACAACCTTTAAGCTTACCTGATGTTAAAAAAATTGCTAAAAAGTTTAATATTTTTTCAGTACCTACAGATAAAACAACCAAGCTTAAAAATTTAGGGTTAGGTATTACTTGGGACACTGGAACTAATCAATTCTTCTTACATAAACTTTAATAAGTATTTTAGTGATAAGCATTGACAAATACGAGGGTGTAAACTGTATTCAGATATACCCTAAAGACGGTGAATATCAGCCCACAACATTGAGGCTTACAGATAAAGAAAATAATGCCGCAGAAAGATTGTTATATAGTAACTATTGGCGTGAGCAGATAGACATGTACGGTCAGAAGATTCTTTATTATAGAAATTTATATAATGTCTTATCAGCTAATAATATTTACGGTGAAGATACTTTAAGGCCTTTTGAAAACCCTAGAGCTATTATAATGGCTGTACAGTTATCTGAAAACGCTTTAACTCTAAGTAAGTTTGGTTTTCAGAGCGATGACGCAATAACAGCTTATGTTCATATAAGCTCATTTAAAGCCGCGTATCTAGCAGATTATGAGCCTAAAGCTGGTGACGTTTTTAAACTGGTAGAGTATGGCTCGGATAGACCCGGTGAGAGAGATGGTAAAATGTTTGAGGTTACCGAGCGCGTTGATGAAGATAATAGTAAAATTAATCCATTAATGGGGCATTATGTATGGTTATTAAAAGCTAAACGCTTTGATTACAGCTGGGAACCAAACTTACCACAGGAAAAAGGTAGTGACCAAGTACATGATGATACCTTTTATGGTAATCTTTCCGGTGGACCCGTACCTACAGCAAGACTTTCTGGCTACCCTGGGGATGCTGATACCATCTCAAAGACAAAAGTATTAAATATGAACTTAAATGATACTTTAGTCTACGGTGGATACTACTAATTCTTTTTCTGAATATGCTTTCTTTTGGGGTATATACTTAATATCATCAAAAGCACCTTCTTTTGCATCGATCTCCATATCCAACATCATACTTTCGAAGCGCTGTTCAATGTATTTCTCAAATGCCAGCGGTTTGACCCAGTCTTTCTTATCTAAATTAATGCCAAGCTCGGTTGATTTCTTTTCTATTACATGGAAAGCTTCCATTAGACAAAGCCATCTTGCAAGATTATCTTTTGTCATTGTTACTTCGTTGTCAGCAGTCTTAAAAACTGCATATGGGTTGTTTTTCATATAAAGAAATACTATATGAATATAGTGAAGCAATCAAGAAAAATTTCTTTTTAAGTGTTTTAATAGTGCTCCACATATAACAGCATTAAAAGTATTGTTATCAATATTTGAAAATGTTTCCTCTAATAACTTAAGTTGTATGTTTAGTGTCTGACACACGGCGGAGATTAAGTTCTTTTTAGTGTCGTCAATGTTTTTATCTTTAATTGACGTATTTAGGTTATTAATAAGGTCTTTAAGGAAGGTTGAATTAGATTGGATAGCGGAGCTCTTAAACTCTGAATAATAAGACTGGCCTTTTTTAAAAAAATACTCCGAAAAAAACCTTTCTATAGCATCAAATGAAATGTTTTCGCTGAAAGCAGATAATGGCTGCACTGAGCTTGATGGTACTTCTTTATAAATCATCTTTTTTAAGCTTCTCTCTTAAGTCTAGCATGAACTGAGCATCGTCTAATGAGCTAGTATCTATTGGTTCAGTAGCTAGAGCCGTTTTTGCTTCTAATAAAACTGATATCTTCTTGTTACACCCG